TTCGCCCTGGCGCCCTGCCCGTCGACGGCAAAGCCCCCAAATTGTTCATGTACCACGACGCCAGCCAACCCGTCGGCCTTGTCACAGGCCGCGTCGACACCGACGAGGGCATGCTGTTCACCGCCAAGGTCAGCAAAACCGCCGCGGGTGACGACGCGCTCGAGCTAGCCAAGGATGGCGTGATCGACAGCGTGTCCGTGGGTGTCAACCCCACCGAGTACGACATGGACGGCGACACCATGGTTGTCACGGCGGCCGACTGGATGGAATTGTCATTAGTACCCATCCCCGCCTTTGCCGGTGCTACTATCACAGATGTAGCGGCTTCGGCCGCAACAATCCCCGACGCAGTTTCATCCACTACAAACCCAAAGGAAACACCAGTCGTGGAAGCAGAAAAGTCCGTCGAAGTTGAGGCCGCAATCCCAACCGCACCAATCCCCGCGCAACCAAAGCGCGAATTTCGTATGCCGTCAGCAGGTGAATACCTTGCTGCAATGCACATCGGTGGCGACACGTTCGCAAAAATCAACGCCGCGTATCATGACGCAGTCAAAGCGTCGCGCTCGACAATTGAGGCCGCGGCTGGGGACGTGATTACCACGGATACTCCTGGCCTCCTGCCGGTTCCCGTGCTTGGCCCGCTTGTGCAAGACATCAATTTCGTCCGTCCAGTTGTGCAGGCCGTCGGCGCTCGCGCATACCCAGACGGCGGTGCGTCAAAGACGTTTATTCGTCCGACGATTACCACGCACACAAGCGCGGCATCGCAGGCAAACGAACTGGCAGCCGTGTCCGCAACCACCATGGTGATTGCATCCAACAGCGTTAGCAAAACCACTGTCGCAGGTCAGGTCACGTTGTCCGTTCAGGACATTGACTTCACGTCACCGGCCGCAATGAACCTCATCCTCAATGACCTCATGGGCGAATACATGCTCGCGACCGACAACATTGCAGCAGACAACATGCTTACCGCCGCGACATCATCGGGCGTGTGGGACTTGACCGCGGCTGACCTCGTGAAGTCGATTTACGACGCAGCCGCCGACATTTCCAACGGCCGCAACTGGTTCCCAACCCACATGTTCGTCAGTCCCGACGTATGGGCGCAGCTCGGGCAGGTCGTGGATTCAACAAATTCCCCGCTTTTCCCCTTTGTTGGTGCAGGACTTACCGGCATGAACCGCTTGGGCAGCAGCCAGGCAACATCCTGGAACGGCAACCCACTCGGTCTCGAGCTTGTCGTCGACAGCAACTTCGCTGCCAAGACAATGATCATCACCCGCGTCGGAACCGGCCAGGGCGATGCTTACGAGTTCTACGAGCAAATCAAAGGCCTCATGTCGGTCGAAATTCCGTCAACGCTCGGGCGCACATTCAGCTACCACGGCTATGTGTCGACGTTCGCGGCAATCTCGGGCATGATCCGCAAAATCACACAAGCCTGACCAAACTGAAAGGCGGCGGCCGTGGCCGTTTATAGCGTCATCGCCATACAACGCCTAGACGACTATGGCTGTGTGCAAACCCTCACAGACACCCCCATACAGCCTGGCCAGTCAATAACACTGGCTGGGCTTGGGAGTGGCCTTGACGGCACGTTCACTGTTCTTGGTTGCCCGCAATACGTCTATGAAGGCACCAACGCCGACACCGGCGAATGGCTATTTGACACATCCATCCCTCGAGCAAACCAACTGCTGTTTTACGACGCAGGCAGCGACGTCGACTGGGGTATTCTCACCACACCAGGCACCTGCACCTGGACGCAAACATGCACCTGGATTACCGGCACCAACATCAGCGACTACCTGCAAATTCCGTTAACCAGCGCCGGTGCCGCGACATTGTTGACGCAGTGCGCAGCCGCAGCAAACGCATTTGCGTACCGTCGCCGCGTCGAAGCGGGCTACCTACAAGACAGCCTGACAACCAGCCCTGGCGGTGACGTCACACTTGGCACCATCATGGTCGGCGCCGCGTACTTCCGTCAGCAAGGCTCATTCACCAGCCTCGCGTCGTTTGACGGCATGGGCGCCCCACCTAGCACCGGCCTAAGCCCCATGGTCATGCAGTTGCTAGGTATCAACCGCCCACAGGTTGCCTAATGGCCTACACCGACCTATTTAACGAGGCCATCGACGATCTGCGCACCACCTTGGCGACAATCAGCGGCCTGCCAGTAGCCATTGACCCGCGCCACATCACCACCAGCTGCGTGTTCATTGACGCGCCCACATTTGAGGCATGGAATTACAACATCGTGAAACTGGATTTCCCTGTCAAGGTCATCGGCAGCGGCCCAGGCAACCTGGACGCGCTACGCGACATCCTTGGCATCGTCGCCAAAGTGCTAGCCAAAAACGTCGCCGTCAAATCAGGTCAACCCACCGTGGTTTCCATCGGCGGTCAGGATTACCCCGCCTACGATTTACTCATCTCAATGCAAGCCCAAACCGCTTAGGAGAACCCATGGCATATCGCATCATTAGCCCCCGCATAGGCACCCCAGGCGAACTATGGGAACCGGAAGTGTGGGTCAACGTCCACGCACTTGTCAAAGGTGGTTTCATTGAGTCCACCGACGAAAAACCAACACAAGCCAAGCCTGCAAAGGCTAAAGTAACCAAGAAAGCGGCACCCGACGCCACCAGCGCCCAGGAGTAGCCATGGCCACAAGCACCTATCTGTCAAACCCAGTCGTGACCGTCAACAGCGTTGACTTGTCCGACCAATGCACCGCCGCCACATTCACGCATCGTTTCGATCAGCTCGAGTCGACCGCGTTTGGTGACACAGCTCGCAAATACACTGCGGGCCTTGGCAATCACGAGGTCACACTGTCGCTTTACATGAGCTACGCCGCCACTGAAACCTACGCCACCCTCGCGTCGCTGGTTGGCACAACCACCACAGTGCGTGTGCAACCGGCAGCACCGCCGGATAGCGCCACCAACCCAGGCTTCGTCCTTACCGGCGCGTTCTTGGCTGAACTGCCAGTCATCAACGCCACCATGGGCGAACTGTCAACCGTCGACGTGACGTTCGTGGGCGGCACATACTCGGTCGACACAACCGTCTGAACATAGGAGTCCCGACATGCAAATAACCATTCGCATCGACCTTGGCACCGAAACGCACCAGGTCAGCACGAACCTTTGGGTTATTACCCAATGGGAACGAAAGTTTAGGCGTAAAGCCAGCGACCTAGCCCAAGGCATCGGTGTTGAGGACTTGGCTTACCTGGCGTATGAAGCATGCAAAACACACAACATCGTGGTGCCAGCCGCGTTTGACGACTTCATCAAAAAGCTGCACAACATCGAAGTCGTCGATCAAGAGCCTGAAAACCCTACCGAAGCGGCACCTACCGGCGACAACTAGCAGAACTGTTAGTCACAACCGGCTGGTGGCCGCCTGAAGTAGAATTCACCACAGCAGACTTGGCCACCGTGGCCACCGTCATGAAAGAGCAACGGCGGCGCCTATGACAGCCACAGTCAAAACCGAAGTGGTGGGCGCCAAAGAAGCCGTCAAAGGTTTGCGCAAAATCGACCCCGAACTGCGTAAGCAATTTAACCGTGACGTCAAAACGATTGCCGCACCTGTCGTCGACGCGGCTCGAGGCGCTTACCCTGACATGCCGTTGTCCGGCATGTCGCGACTTTGGTCAGCCGGTAGCCGCCAACTGTTGCCCTGGTCAGCATCGAAAGCCCGATCAGGTGTTCAGGTCAAAATTGACACCAGCAAACGCGCCGTTTCCGTTATCCGCATCCAACAGAAAGATGCCGCGGCCAGCATCTATGAATTGGCGGGCAAAAAAGGCACCAACCCCAAAGGCCGCGCCTTCATTAACAATCTCGAGGCGCGTTTCGGTCGCGCACAACGCGTGTTGTGGCCGACCTATGAACGCAATAGCGCCGAAGTAACTAGCCGTATGCGCGACACCGTGTTGGCCGCATCGCGTCAAGTAGAAAAGGAACTTGGCTGATGGCTATCTCCATCCCCATCATTAGCGAATTTGACGGCAAAGGCGTACAGAAAGCCGTTCAACAATTCAAGGATTTGGAAACCGCAGGCGAAAAAGCCCAATTCGCTATTAAAAAGGCAGCCGTACCGGCGGCCGCTGCGTTTGCTGGTTTGGCCGCAGCGGTTGGCGTATCGGTCAATGCCGCTATTGACGACGCAGCCGCACAGGCCAAATTGGCGCGACAACTTGAAAACAGCACAGGCGCCGGTCAAGCCCAAATCAAACAAGTCGAACAACTGATTGGCAAAATGTCAATACAAGCCGCGGTGGCCGACGATGAGTTACGCCCCGCGTATGCCAACCTGGCTCGCAATACCCGCGACCTAGATCGAGCGAACAAGCTGCTAGCCGTTGCTATGGACATTTCGGCGGCCACAGGCAAAGACCTAGAAAGCGTCACCGTTGCCTTAGGTAAAGCAGAAAACGGGCAATACACCGCGCTTAAAAAACTTGGCATCCCCATGGGCGAAAACGCCGAACAGTTGAACGAACTGGCCAAAGAAAACAAGAAACTGCTTAAAGCTCAAAACGAGCTAATGCAAGCACAAGAAGCCATGACCGATGGCATCACCCCACAAAAAGAAGCATTAGCCGATTTGGCAAAAGCCCAAGAAAAAGTCGCTAAAGCCCAAGGCATAGTCAATGAACTAAACGTTGCTGGCCTTGACTACGCCATCGACCTCGAGGAAGCGTTCGGTGGCATGGCCAAGACCGCGGCCGATACCGCCGAGGGCGGCATGAAACGCTTGTCAATTAGCCTCGGTGAAGCCCAAGAAAGCCTAGGCGCCGCGTTTCTGCCTGTTGTGCAAGCCGCGCTGCCTTACTTGCAACAGTTCGCCGAGTGGGCAATGGCTAACCCTGACATGCTTAAAAAGGTTGTCATTGCTGTCGGCGCATTGACCGCTGGCATTGTTGCGCTGAACTTTGCCATGACCGCCAACCCCGTCACCCTCATTGCCATTGGTATTGCGGCGCTAGGCGCGGCGCTCGTTGTGGCGTACAACAAATTTGACGGTTTCCGCAAAGTAGTTGACGTCATTTTTGAGGGTTTCAAGATTGGTTTCGAGCTAGTTAAGGGCTATTTCACAGGCGTGTTGGGCTTCTACAAAATGATTTTTAACGGCATCGCCGATTTGTGGAATAACACGATTGGCAAATTGTCGTTCACTATTCCGTCATGGGTGCCAGGTGTCGGCGGCAAAGGTTTTGCGGTGCCGAACATTCCCAAACTGGCTAACGGCGGCATTGTGACCGGCCCCACATTGGCGCTCATTGGTGAGGCTGGCCCTGAAGCGGTTGTGCCGCTAGATCGAGCCGGTGGCATGGGTGGCGTCACTATTAACGTCAACGGTGGCGACCCTGTGGCTGTGGTTGACGCGTTGCGCCGCTACATGAACCGCTACGGCAACATCCCGATCCGCACCACAGCGCCATGACCTACAGCGGCCAGTTCACCGTTGCGGTTGGCGCGACCTCAACGACGCTAAGCCCTGTGACCGGCGAGGTTATGAATGTGTCGCTTAGTGTCGGCCGTCAACGCATAACCGACCGCTGGACACCAGACATTTGCACCGTCGAGCTGTACGCGCCAGCCACCGGCGGTTACACGGTGCCAGACCTAGGCGGCTGGTTGCGCCTCAATAACGCCAACAAAATCTTCATCGGCATTATCACCGATGTGCGCCGCGACTACGGCATGCCATACAACAGCGGCACCGGCGACGCACCCGCTGACCGCATCACAATCACAGCCGCATCGGTCGGCAAGTATTACGCAGGCCGCGGCTACGCAACATCGGTGTCCATTCCCACCAGCCAAGCGTTAAGCGATGCCATTGCATCAGTGTGGTTTGATGGCGTGTCAAGCGTTATTAGCAGCCCGAGCCTGACCGGCAACGGCTGGTCATTCATCGCGCAAAATGAGACGTACACAGGCAACGTGCTGGACTATCTCAACACTTCAGCGCAATCTGTCGCTGGTTACATTACCGACCGTGGCGCATCAGGGTCGCCCAACATGGTAAGCAACGGCACCCGCGCCGTACAAAACCACATGAATTTCAGCGATGTGCCAGGCAGCCAAAGCAGCGTGACTTGGACGTACTACTACGACAGCATCGAATTTCTAGCCAGCGATGACAACAGTTACACCCAAATAAACGTGGCGTACAACAGCGGTGCAGGGACAGCCACAGCCCTATCAGGCAGCCAGCCATACAACGCGTACACCACCACCAGCAACCTCGAGAACCTCGCTGACGCGCAACAAGTGGCCGATGTTGACCTTGCCATTTTGAGCCAGTCGGCGTACCGACCTTTTCGCATCTCCACTCGATCAGCCCTGTGGCAAGGCGTACTAGGGCCGTACTACGTTCTTGACCAATTCGACGTTATTGGCACCACCATGAACGTCACGTTTCGCGGCACCACATACGCCCTCATCTGCGAGGGTTTTACGGTCAGCCAAGACCTTGAGGATGCCCGCTGGACTTTTTACTTCTCGCCGTCGCTTGGGGTGCCGCTTATTTTGGATAGCACCACTTTTGGCATTTTGGACACGAATACACTAGGCATCGGCTAGGAGACACACATGGCAACATTTGGCACATTTACAGCAGGGCAAGTATTGACCGCCAGCGAATTGAACGCGGCTGGTACCTATACGGCATACACGCCAACATGGACAAATTTAACGGTCGGCAACGGCACAAACAATTTTAGATATTGCAAATTCAACAAATTTGTTCACACGTACGGGTATTTTGTTTTAGGCACAACAAGCACAGTTACTGGTCAAATTCGCATGTCCTTGCCAGTAACTGCACAAAACTCAGCGTTAGGCAACTTTTTTGGCATGGGTGGCGGTTCTTTTGAGGACCCCGGTTTTGCAATTTATACAATGCAATTATATTTTGTCAGTTCTTCAACAATTGAATTATTTCCATTGTCGGCGGCTGGGACTTTTGTCAAAGACGACGTAACATCAGCGACAAAACCAATGACTTGGGCAGCAAACGACAAAATTAACGTCAGCATGGTTTACGAGGCCGCGTAATGACACTTGCTAACCCACCTAAAGCCCTTATAGCCCTTGTCGCGCTTATTCTCATTAGCGGCCTTATGGCCATTGGCGCCATTGACACCGAAGCCGGTATTCCGATTTTCACCATGATTGTGGGCTACGCCATCGGTAACGGCATGGCCGCAAAAGCAGGCGTACCCGTCGACCCAATACTGAAAGCAAAAGAATGATCAGCACCAGTTTCACCGTCACAACCACCCCACAAATCGTGGTCGCCGCCGACGAAAGCAACCGAACCGTGTACCTGCATGTGACCGGCAACGGCACCGTGTACCTAGGCGGCTCGGACGTCAGCGCGTCAAACGGTTGCGGCACCCAAAAGAACGCGGTGCCACAGGAATTGTTCGTGCCAGCCAATGAGACCGTGTACGCGATGGTGGCAACAGCCACCGAAGACCTGCGCATTTTGCGGCCGTCGAACTAATGGGCGCTAGACGGCCGTATACCGGCACCAAAGACTGCCCACAGCCGCGTAACCCTGAGCGTGGCGGCGCTCGAGTGTTCGCCAACAACATGATTTTCTTCACCAGTGGGGTGCTGCAACTCGCTGGTATTTACGCGTTACGCGACAAACGCGGCAAACCAGGCGACATCAGCGTGCATAGCTCATGGCGAGCGTTTGACCTGACCTACGACGGCGAGGCAAACAGCCGCGCCCAAGCCATGTCCATGATTGACTTTGTGGTCGAGAACGACTGGCTAGGCCTCGAATACATCGCCGATTACGCCACCGG